TGCGGCCTCGTTCAAGACGGTCTACACCTTCGAGCCCGCGCCCACGCTGTTCGCGGCCTTGCAGGCGAATGCGCCGGAGCCGAACATCATTCGCTTGCAGGCGGCGCTGGGGGACGTGCGGGGGCCGGTCGGCCTGTCGCAACGGCGCCGGCATGGGCGCATGGTGGGCGACCATGAGGGTCTGACCCACATCGAAGGATCGGGCGTCCTGCCGACGCTCTGCATCGATGATCTCGCCGTGCCGGTCTGCGATCTGATTTGTCTCGACGTCGAAGGCTACGAACTCCCGGCGTTGCGCGGCGCGCATGGCACGCTGCGGCGCTGTCGGCCGGTGGTGGCGGCCGAAGTCAACGAGAATTGTCAGCACTACGGGTTCACGCCAGAGGATCTACATGGGTTCTTGCGCGATCAGGGGTACGCCTATTCCTTCCGCGCGGGATCGGATGACATTTTCCTCCCGGCGGAGCGGACCGGATGCACTTAATTCCCCCCGTCGAGGCGTATGAGGCGGCGTTCGCGCTCGAGCGTACGCGCCGGTATCCGCTAGTGGACGACTTCGAGGCGCGGCAGGGCTTCGCGCTCGATCGCGCCCGCCTCGAGGCGGCGGCGCGCGTGTTGGCCTGTCCGATTAAAGCGCGTCCGCCCAATTGGCAGCATGGGCGCGTGCTCTATGCGCTCACGCGACGGTATCGCCTGACGGCCGAGGGGCCGCTCTACTGTCTCGACATCGGGACGGCGAAAGGTTTTTCGGCGCTTTGTCTGCTCTGGGCTGTGGAGGGCACGGCGAGCCGCGTGGTCTCCGTTGATGTCGTGGACCCGGAGTCGCATACCCGGCGGAATACGATCGCGGAATGTCACGGCTTGTTGACGCTGGCCGAGACCCTCGCGCCGTGGCCCGAGAGTCAGGCCATCGAGTTCCGGCACGACACCGGCCTCGAGTGGCTGGCCCGGACGACCGATCGCGTGCATGTCGCCTTCCTTGACGGCAAGCACGACTATGCGGTCGTGCTCGGCGAAGGCCGGCTGCTCGCGGCCCGTCAACGGCCGGGCGATGTGGCCGTCTTCGATGATGCACATCTCACCGGCGTCGCCCACGCGATCGAGGAGTTGGGCCTGCACTATCGTTTCGAGGCATTCAGGCTGCTTCCCGAACGCGGCTATGTCCTGGGAGTCCGGCGCTGATGGGCATTCTGAAAGAGCCGGCGGTCTTTATTGAGCAGTTGCATCTCCCGCATGGATTTTCCGTCTGTGAGTTAGGCGATCAATGGGTGACGTGGACCGATCCGCACGAACTCGCCGAGGCGTGGTATCGCCGGCTCGGCTGCGCGCGGTATTGCTCGATCGATGGGAATGGGCGCGGCACGATCATGGCCGACCTGAATCTTCCCCTCGTCCGGCCGCGGAAACCATTCGATCTCGTGACGGATTTCGGTACGGGCGAACACGTCTTTGACCAGGCGCAAGTGTGGCGGACGCTGCACTCCCTCACCAGACCCGGCGGGTATCTCGCGTTCGACCGGCCCGTGCAAGGCTACCGCCAGCACTGCTACTACCTCACCGATGAATGTCTCTTTCGCGATCTGGCCGCGGCGAATGCGTACGACATCGTCCAGCTTGCGCGGCAGATCACCCCACGCGGCGAATTGATTCGCGGCATCTTTCGTCGGCCGAAGGATCGCGCGGCGTTTCGGGTCCCGCAGCAGGGCCGGTATCACAAGTCCCTGGTGATTCCATGTTGACGGTCGTCTGTGTGTGGGTCCGCGCGAATGTGCCGTACGGCGCGGAGTATGTCGCCCGCTTGCGCGCGAGTGTGGCGCGGCATCTCGCCCGCCCGCATCGGTTCGTCTGCCTCACCGATCACCCGTTGCAGGTGCCAGCGGATGTCGCAGCGATCTGGATTCCGTCGCCGAAGCCACTGCCGGGCTGGTGGGCGAAATTGCGCCTGTTCGATCCGGCGGTGGGGCTCGGCGGGCGGGTGCTCTATCTCGATCTCGATTCAATCATCGTGCAGGCGCTCGACCCGATTGTGGAGTTTCCGTCGGCCTTTGCGCTCGTGCCGCCGGGTGGGGCCTTCCGACCGGCGAACGGCCAGCAGACCGTGCGGCGGTACAACTCCTCGGTCATGGTGTTCGATGGCGGCACGTTGCCGCATCTCTGGACGCAATTCACGCCGGCCATTGCGGCGCGGCTCTGGGGCGATCAGGACGCCATCGGAGAATGGCAGCCGACGGCCGACACGATGCCTGCGGCGTGGTTTCCTCGGATCTCCGAGATCGGGGCCGCTGGCCAGATCCCCGCCGAGGCCCGCGTGATCCTCGCGAAGACGCCCAAGCCGGCTGACGCGGTGGCCCGCTGGCCCTGGGTGGCGGCGCACTGGGGCTGAGATGGCTCTCTGGTGTCGCGATCTGCCGTCGGTCCAGATCCCGCCGAGCGCCACGCCCAAGCCCCTCACGCTCGTCTTGCCGTATTACGAGAATCCGACCTTCCTTGAGACTCAGTGTCAGCTCTGGCGCGGGTATCCGCGGGATCTCACGGCGGGGCTGACCGTCATCGTCGTGGATGACGGATCGCCCGTGCCGTGCGTCCGTCCGCGCGACGTGCCGTGTGCGCTCCGGCTCTTTCGGATCGGCGTGGACGTGCGGTGGAACTGGTTGGCGGCGCGCAATCTCGGCGCGCATCACGCAGAGGCGGGATGGTTGCTCCTCACCGATATGGATCACCTCATGCCGACTGACACGCTCCGCGCGGTGATGTGGGGGCAGCACGATCCTCGCGTGGTCTATGCGTTCGCGCGGCGTGAGCACACCGGGCAGACCATCGCGCCGCATTCGGCCAGCTTTCTCCTCACCCGCGATCTGTTCTGGCGTGTGGGCGGTTATGACGAGGCGCTCTCGGGCTACTACGGGACCGATGGCGAGTTCCGGCGACGGCTGGCGCAGCAGGCCCCGATCCATCTCCTACCTCATGTGCTCGTGCGACATGAGTTCGTCGGGGACAGTTCCACCACGCGGTACCGGCGCAAACAACCTGTAGATGCCGCCGTTAAGCGCCTCGTCGCGCGACGTCCGAAGACGTGGCGCCCGCGCGTCTTGTCGTTCCCCTACACCGAGGTGCTGACGTGAGCCTGCCGTGGGATGCCGGCCTCCAGTGGCGGACGGCGCTCGTGAGCGCCGAGACAGATTTTCTCGCCGTGGATCGCGAGTTCATCGCCCATCGCGTGCTGCGTGTGTATACGGAGGACGTGGAATCCGACCTGATCGATCACTACATCCGCGCGGCGACGGCATTCGTGGAGCGCCGCCGCGGCGAACACATCGCGCCGAAGACCCTCACGCTCACCGCTGATGGGTTTCCGACCGGTGCCTTCGAGTTTGTCGATGGGCCGGTGCGTGAGGTCGAGTCGGTGGTCTATCTCGATGGCGAGGGCACTGAAACCACGTTCGATAACGTCTCGCCGCATACCTGGATCTTCGTGCCGGCCGGCCGCGTGCGACGCGCGACCCTGCAACCGGCCTATGGCGAGGCGTGGCCTGTCGCCCGCGCGCAACCGGATGCCGTGGTCGTGACGTTCACGGTGGGCTCTGCGACGCCAGAAGAGATCCCTGACGACGTGCAGCATGAAATCGGGTTAACCGTGGGTGAGTTCTACACACACCCCGATCTCTCGAATGCCGACGGCCAGGTCGAAAACATCCTCGGGCTCGCGGCCTTCTATCCGCGGCGGTGGAGCAATGGCCTTTAGATGGCGCACCGTGGCGCGACTGGAGGCTGGTCAGCGCGATCGTCTGATCGAGATCCAGCAGCGTCCGGTCGCGGATGTGGCGGATGCGGACTCGGGGGAGCCGGTCGAGACCTGGAGCACGCTGGTCGCGCGCCTGCCGGCGGCGCGGACGGACATCCAGGGGTATGAGCGGGTGCGTGTCACGCATCTCGCCTCGGCGTCGGATGTGCGGTGGGAGATCAACTACCGGCGGGACATGGACCCGGAATTGCTGGACGTGCCAAAGACGCGCCGGCTCCTCGTGGCCGATCGCGTGCATGACATCGTGGCCGCCTCTATTCTCGGCCGCAAGCGCGGCATCGAGCTCTGGACGATCGCCTCGACGCAGGTGCCCGCATGATTAGCGTGCAACTGCACGGCGGAGCCCAGCTCGCGCAGGCGCTGGCGAGCTTAAGTCCGGCCAAGTCGCGCGGCCTCATGACGGCGATGTTAAAGCAGGCGGCCGTACCAATTCAACAGCGCATGCGGGAACTGGCGCCCGTTGAACCTGGGCCGCCGGATTTGCGCGATCACATCGCGATTGCGACGGCCTCCGGCGTGCTCGAGGGGCCAGATGAAGTGCGCGCGAAGCAAGCAGGCGAAGCGGCGGTCGCGATCGGACCGGAGCCAGCGTTCTTCTACGGACTATTTCAGGAATACGGGACGGTGCGGCATGCTGCGCAACCGTTCATGCGGCCGGCGCTCGATCAGCGGGCGTCGGCGGCGATCAAGCTGCTGCAAGACGTGATCTGGCGGCATCTGCGTGCCCGATCGGGGAGCGGGCGAACGACATGACGTTGGCTGAAGTGGTCCGGGCGTATCTCTTGAGTCTCGCGCCCGTGACGGCGCTCGTGAATGCGCGGATCTGGGAGGTCCAGATGCCGCAGAATCCGACGCTGCCCGCCGTCCTGATTCAGCAGATCAGTGAGGTGCAGGCCCCCCATTTGCGCGGCACGGACGCGCTCGTCTGGGGCCGGGTGCAGATCGATTGCGTGGCCGCCACGATCAAGGCGGCTCGTGCCGTCGATCAGGCCATCCTGGGCGACTACGTGGGTGGTGTGGTGACTGGTTTGCGTGGGGCGACTGCGACGCTGGGGAGTCCAGCCGTCGAACTGGTGCAAGCCCTCGCGGACGGCTACCGAGAACTCTTCGACCGGGATGAAACGCACCGGGCGCGGGTGTCGCGAGACTACCGCGTCTGGATGATGCAAGCCTAACGCACGACCGACACGCACGACCAAGGAGCACTGACATGGCAGACCTGACCGATACGACGTACCAAGGGGCCGGGATTCACGGGTATCTGGCCCAGTTTCTCGTCGGCGACGGCGCGAGCCCGGAAGGGTTCGAAGCCGTGGCCGATGTGATTGCGATCACGCCGCCGAGCACCGACACGGCGGTGATCGACATTACGCATCTTCGATCACCAGGGGCGCACCGCGAAGTCATCGCCGGCTTGCGGAGCAGCAATCCCTTCACCGTGCGTTGCAACTACCGGCCGAGCCACGAATCGCACGCCTATGCGGGCGGCGGCAGCGGGTCGTTCGCGGGCGGCGGCATTCCGTATCTCGCGCAGCAGCGGGCGATCAAAAACTTCAAGGTCGTGATCTATGAGGCGGGCTCGCCCGCGGGCGAAGAACTGCCCGTGACTGGGTTCATCTCGAACCTGACGTTCGGCGAGATCGGCCCGGACAACAAGATCGAAATGACCTTCGCGGTCCAGCCGAGCACGGACTTCACGTCCACCCTGCCGTAAGGCGGACGCATGGCGAACCGTGAAAAGGGTGAAGTCGATCTCGAGATCGGCGGCCAGCGGTATACGTTGGCGCTGCCGACGAACGCGATCGTGGAACTCGAGACCTTGCTCTCGACCAAAGAGACGCGCGCGCGTGTGCCCGAGGTGGTCTACGAGGTCGCGATGGGCAACATCACGTATACGCGGGCGTTTCTCTGGGCGGCCTTGCGCAAACATCACAAGGCGATCACCTTGGAGGGCGCGGGGGATCTCTTGGATGTGGTCGGCGGCACGGAGCAGCTCTTCGCCGCCATCCAGGCGCTCCATGCCTCCACTCGGCCGGACCCGGAGGATCAGACAACCGTGGACCAGGGCCGCCCTCAGGCGCCGCGCTCGATCCCTGGGATTGGCGCGGCTGCTACATCCACGCCCGACGCATCGGCCTGACGGCTCAGGCGTTTTGGGCGTTGACGATTCGGGAGTTGTTCCGCGAGTTTGCGGCGGCCCGCTTGCGCGCGGAGGATACGTATCGGCGCGATCTGACCCTAGCGTGGCAGATCGCCCGCTTGCATGGGGCACTGAGGAGTAAGCGAGGGCTCCAACCGTTGTCTATCTATCTCGATGAGTCTGCTCGTGCCGTGCCGGCACAGCAGACGTATCCGCAGATGCGCGCCGTGTTGCGTGTCTTGAGCGAATCGTACGGCATTCCGATTCGGCAGGTGACACGTGGCTGATGCGACGGGGATTGTCGGCGTCCTGCGCGTGCTCTTGCAGGCGGATACCGTCCAATTCGAGCAGAAGCTCAAGACGGCCGACAAGAATGTCCAAGCGATTGCGCAGCGGCTCAAGATGGATCTCGAGCCGTCGCAGCGGTCGGTCAATGCGGTGGTGCGGCAATTTCTGGGCACGCGGGAGATTGGTGCGGCCGAACGCTACGCGAAAGCGGTCCAGCAGATTGGCGGCGCGAATCGGCTGACGGCCGGCGATCAAGCCAAAGTCAATCGTGTGGTGACGGAGGCGCTCGGCCACTACAAGGCCCTCGGCCAGCAGGCGCCGCCGCATCTTCTCGCCCTGGCGAACGCCACAAAACAAGTTGAAGCCCCGACCAGTAAGCTAAATACGACGCTCTCGACCATGAAGGGCGTGCTCGGCGCGTTCGGGATTTCGGTCGGCGTGTCGTCGCTGGTGAGTTTCGGGAAGTCGGTGTTCGCCGCAGCCGATCAGATTGGCGACCTCGCCCAGAAGATGGGCGTCTCCACGGAGGCGGCCCAGCGGTTCCAATTCGCGGCCCGGCAATCTGGCGCGGACATCGAGGATGTGACGCGCGCACTCGTGCAGATGAACGACCGCTTGGCCGAAGGCGACAAGGGCACCGTGGGGGCGCTGACAGCGGCTGGCCTGAAGTTCCAGGAGATTCGGGCGATGCGGCCGGAGGTCGCCTTCCGCACCATCGCGGATGCCATCGGACGGATCGCTGATCCGATGCAGCAAACGCAAGTCGCGATGGAACTGTTCGGCAAGGCCGGGCAGGAACTGCTGCCGATGATTCGAGAAGGCACGCTCAAGGTCGCCGATAGCGTGCGTGTGATGTCGGATGAGACCGTGCAACGGCTGAAAGAGGCAAAACAATCCTGGGAGAACTTCTGGGCTGGTCTCACGATTGTCAGCGGCGAAGCCATCGTCAAGATGTTCGATCAATGGCACAAGTTCATCGCTGATTTTCGAACCGGCGTCGTCTTTCTCGCGCGCGTCGCTGGGAGCGGCGGGAATGTGGCCCAAGCCCTCGCCCTCGGATCGGCCGAGTTCCTGGCGGCGGAGGCGTCAAAGACCAAGGCGCGGCCAGCGACCACTGGTCCGGCGCCCTTCAGTCCCGAAGGCTTAGGCCTCGGCCTACGGCATCTTCCCTCACTGCCGCAGACGAAGGAAGAACGCGACCGGGAAGCGGCGGCCGTCAAGAAGGCGGCCGAGGACGCAAAACGGCTGAACGAGTTGTATCGCGCGTTCGAGCGCGAGCGGTTGACCGGCGTCACGGACACCCAGCGGCAACGGCAGGCGTTCGAGGCGCGCTTTCTGGCCGAGCGCGGGCTCACGGGCGCGGCGGCGTGGGCCAGGGCTATTGTCTCGCCCATCAGTCCGGCCGCGTTGTTCGGCGGCTCGGTGCCGCTCGGGGCACCACCAGCCCCTGTCGGCGGCTTTCCGATCGCGCGTCCGCCTGGGCCCAAGTTCGGCCCGAACTTTTTCCAGCCTGGTGTGAGTGCGGCCGATCTGGCGAAAGGCGTGCCCGTGGCGTCCTTGGGGATGCTCTTCCGAGGCGGCATGAGCACGACGCTCGGCCAAGCGCCGCAGACGATTCTCGCGGCGTTGACCGGCGGCGGGAATGTTGGGAAGGCCCTTGGCAGTCTCTTCGGCGGGAATCTCGCTGGCTCGCTCGTGGGGAAATCAACCGAGGGTGTCTTCGAGAGTGGTCTTGGGAAATCGTTGCAGGGCGTGTTCGGCAAGTCCTTCGGCGGCGCGATCGCGAATCTCTTGCCCGGCATCGGGGCACTGCTCGGCCCGATCATGGGGAAAGTCTTCGGCGCGATTGGGAATCTCGGCAAGAACGTCACGCTTGGCGCGCGGCAGGATTTCGCCAAGCAACTCGGCTTCGAGTCCCTGGACAATCTGTTTGAAAAATTGCGGAGCTTGGGGCCGGAGGGCGATCGGCTGGTCTCGACCGCGCTGAATGTGATTGGCAAGAAAGACGAAGCGGCGAATCGCCGCTGGATGGCCGATGTCACGAAGTTCTTCGATCGGCTGGAAAAAGTTCCCGGCAAGGTGCAGGAACTCTCAGCCGCGCTCGGGAAGTTTGGCGGCGCGATTCCCAGTCAACTCGACCCGCTCCTCGATTCAATTCTCGGCCAGGCCGGACTCTCGGGCGATCTGCGTCGGCAACTCGAAGGCCTGAAGAAACCGTCGTGGCAATCGGCGCAGGACTTGGCCTCGACTTTTGGGATTCAACTGGGGGCGCTCGGCGGCGGCTTCAATCAGGCTCGGTTAGCCGAGTCCGCCTTCCAATTGACGCGCGCCTTGGATGTCTTCAAGCGATTCGAGGGCGCGGATCAAAACGCGATTCTCCGCGACATGGCCGATGAGTTTTCCGCGCTGGCGCGGGAGGCGATGAAGAACAATGTCGCGCTCCCGCGCGCCATTCAGCAGTTCATTCGGCAAGTGGACGAGATGGGCCTCCTGCTCGATGAGAACGGCAATCGGATCGATCTGTCGCTCCTGAAGTTTGCCGACATCGAGGATGAATACCAACAGCAAGTCGTCTCGCTCTTGGAACAGATTCGCGATCTACTGGCGGGGCCGAGCGCGACGACGCCGGGCCGTCCGCAATTACCCTGGATCGAACCTAGTGAACCAGGCGAAGGCCGTCGCCGATTCAGGGAGGGCACGTATGTTGGCTTGCCGAGTTTTGCCGGCGGCACGCGCGGCCAATATATGGACTTCGGGCCGGGCACGCCCGTGATGCTGCACGGCAGCGAACGGGTGATGACCGCCGGGGAGGCGGGCGCGGCTCACTTCACCATCAATGTGATGACCCCGGATACGCAGACGTCCGAGTCCTGGCTGCGGCGTGGTGCGGCGAGTGTCATCGCGCGCACGCTCACGCCCGAGCTCGAGCGGATCGGCTTGGCGCGCTGATGGCCGAGTTCCGCGTCCTCATCGGGGGCACCGAGCGCACGGTCGCGTTGCCGTCGCTCACGCTCCAGCGCGTGGTGAATGGCCCGGACATTCTGACGTGTGAGGTGCTGGACGAAGACGGCGTGTATCAGCCTGGAATTGATGATCTGCTGGCGCTCGAACGGACGGATGTGTCGCCGGCGTCCTTCTGGGAAGGCGTAATCCAAGTGACCGAGGAGCGGGCGCTGACGGGCCACGGCGTGGGGCGCGTGACGCGCGTCACCGCCTACGATTACAGCGTCTATCCGTCGTTCGTGACGGCGACGATCTCGTTCGGGAGCGCCACGTCGCCCGTCGCCACACTGGAAAGCGCGTTACAGGATCTCGTCACGGAGTATCTGACCGCCTACGGCATCACGCTGCATCCCAGTCAAGTGACCGGGCCGACGCTCGACGCGCTGGCCTACGACGGCGCGACGGTGGACAGCATCCTCAACGATCTGTCTCAGCAGACGGGCTTCGTCTGGAAGGTTGATGCCGATCTGCAATTAGAAATGTGGGACCCGTCCACACGATCGGCGGGTTTCGATCTGACGGGCACGCCGAATACCTATGTCGGCGACGTGACAGTCGAGCGGTTTCGCCAGCGGTACTACAACCGCGTGATTGTGTACGGCGGCGAAGGCTACAACCAGAACATCAGCGGCGAACTGAAGATCGGGGACGGCAGCGCGACCAAGTTTCTGCTTGACGCGCCGATGTACTATTTCGGTCCGGTGGTGTTGGAAGTCACGCGGAGCGGCGTCGCGGGGATCGAACTCGTGGATGGCGTCGAGTGGATCTTCGACGGCGATGACTACTCGATCAATAACGGGACGGCGGCCACGCTCGGCAATGGCGATACGATGCTCGTGGGCGTGACCGGGTATTCGGCCTGGTATCCCATGAAGATCGTCGCGGACGGCCGCGGGTCGCCGCCCGATCCGCCGCGGGATCTCATCATCCGCCGACCGGATTTGTTCAATCGCGCGGCCATGCAAACGTTGGCCGACCAAGCGCTCGCGGTCAGCCAAAGCGATTTCATTCGCGCGACCTACGAGACGGAGGAGCTGGACATCGCGCCGGGTGAATCGCAGACCTGCACACTCACTGAACGCAATCTGAGTGGCGCGTTCATCTGCACCGAAGCGCGCCTATTCAACGTCACCGATGGTGATACGTCCACCTTTCGCCAGCAGCTCACGGTCGTCAATGGCGTCAACGCGAAAGCGATCTGGATGGACCTCTATCGACGGTGGCTGGGCAGCACGGCCGGCAGCGCGCCGGTGGCGAGCAGTCCGACGACGACGGCGGTCATCAGCGCCACCGCGACTGCGGGCATTGTGCCGTTGCCGCTCGAGGTGCGAGTCGCGAAGCTGGACTACACGAACGCGCAGATTCTCGCAGGCGCCACCTCGCCGCGTATCATTCTTCAGGCCCCGGCGGCGAATGAACTCTACCTTCCGATCCGCCTCCTGGTCATTCAGGATTTCGCCAATCCGACTGGCTACAATAACGCGCGTGGCTGGGGGGTGCATTATGCAGGCTTCAGCGCCAGCCTGTTCACCACGGCCTCATCCACGACCACGGCGGGATTCTCCCTCGTGAATAACACCGCATGGCCCACTGGGCTCGGCATCACGGCGGAGAATCAAATCCTCGCGGCGGCGATGGAGTGTCATCTGAATGCTGATCCGGGGGGCGCTGGGGATGCGGCGAATACGGCGACGGTCTATCTCATCTACGGGAGAATCGTGCGGTGACGGAGCGCGAGAGCATGGATCTTGAGGTACGGATCGCGCGCTTGCAGACCGTGGTCGAGACCGGCTTCCACGAGTTACATCGGCGGCATGATGATTCCGAGCGACGGTCGGAAAAGCGCCATGAGCAGAATACGGTCCGGCTCAATGGCATCAATGGGCGCGTCGGCGAGGCCCATGAAAAACTCGCCCGGCATGATGGCTGGATTCAGAGTCTCCAGACGGAGTTCGCGCGCGTGCGGGAACGGGTGCATGAACTGGTGAATCGTCTCCAGACCAGGCCGGACGGGAAGTTTGAGGACGGCCATGTCAGTCGGTTAGAATTGCGTTGGCTAGTGGTGCTGATTGTCAGCTGTTTCTCGGCCGGGGCGGGTGTGATGGCGTGGATTCTGAAGCTCGTCGGCATCATGTGACCGGATCATGACGATCATGCGGCCCGTAGCGATTGTCGCGCGTGACAGTAAGCGGCTCGAATCGATCACGCCGCCGCTCCGCGCGATCGTGACCAAGATCCTGACCGCGATGGAGGGTCTTGGATATCCAATGACGGTGACGGCCGGGACGACGCTGCTCGATGCGAGCGGCCAGCCGCTCGACG